CCCCCATTGGGTTCCCATTGTCTATGTTTGTTTTGATGTTTAGTTATTTTATCTGTATCTTCTTTGAAGAAATGCTCACAGATAATCGATCCTGTGGGTTTCTCAATACATTGCCACAGGATCTTTTTATTCTTTTTAACCATTACAGTTTCATAACTCAACTTAGTATTCTTATTACTAGGTCGTTTCTCTCTTTTAGAGGAACTAATTTGTCTGGATCTGGATAATCTCATGTTTTTATTTCTTATTAGGTTCTAGAGGTGAATCATATAATGCTACTAGCGTTCTATACTTACTTTGTGCCTTTGCTAGTGCTTCTACTTTCTTTTCAACTGTTTCAATATAGTCAATGTGTTCAGCAACACCTTGTGGGTTGTCAAAGAATGTTTTTAATTCTGCCTTACCCATTTCGATATCTGCTTCAACTTTTTTTATTAGTGCTTCTTTAATCATATTTATTCTTTCTCCGAAGAGTCTGCTTACGCAGACTCTTCCGTTGCTGGTGCTTCATCAGCAGGTGCTTCACCATTAGTTACTGGTGCTGCTTCCTCTGTGATTTCAGCGTCTGCATTAACATTATCTGTTAAGTGCTTTGCATAGTGATTCAATACAATCTTTGCTTCATTGATTTGAAGATTCAATTGATTGATTCTATTTTGAGCATCCTGTGCTCTTACGATAGCAAATTTAGAACCTTCATCTAATTTTTGCTCATCATATTGTTTGTCGTTTATAGTTACAGTCATTTTACTGTTTCCTTTCTTTGTTATTAATTTATAATTTTACTACATCACTAGCGGACATTTTGCCTCGCTGTTCAGTAAGTTCGTATGTGATTATATCACCTTCGTCAATACTAGTTATATTTGACGCCTGTAATGCTGAAATATGCAAAAATGCATCCTTAGTTCCATCATCAGGTTCAATAAACCCATAACCTTTTTTAGTATCAAACCATTTTACTTTGCCTTGTGCCATTGTGCCTCCTTTCTAAATTTTAAAGTCTGAAAACTTACCCTGCTTTTCAAACTTACTTGTTATAGTAGATGACTTGTCTTGTCCACTATCTACTAAATCTTCTTGAGCGATCTGTTCTACATCATACAGTCGCATTTTAGAACGATCAACACCAATGATAAACTTACGATTTAAAGTTGGGTCGTTATATCTATTCTTCAATTGTTTAACCAGTATCTGATTCTTTTCTTCAAGTTCTTCATTTGATATCAAAGCAAACATAAAGTCTGCTGTTGCAGGTAAACCAAAACTTTCAGATGTATCTTCTAATCCTACATCACTACTTACATAACCACCACGAGTCGTTTGGGTTGCAGAAAAGATAGGTATATCATTTTCTACTGCCAGACCTCTAAGTTCTTCAGCGATTGATTTTATGTATGTGTATGAATTAACATTTGAACCTGCTTTAAATCTAGAACTTGCACATATATTTAAATAGTCAATAAACACAATATCTGGTTTAAAAGACTTCTTTAATGCCAGTTCATTTATCAATGATTTAAAATGACCTGTGTGAGCAGAAGCAGTTGGATATTCTTTTATAATCAATTTACCTGTTGTCTTACTTTGTAGTTTATTTATCTTAGTTTCATACATTTGATATGGTAATTCTTCTAAATCACTCATGCCTACATTCAATAGATTAGCGTCAATTCTTTCTGCAATTCTTTCTTCTGCCATCTCCATTGTGATATATAAAACATTCTTACCTTGTAATAAGATTGAAGAAGCAAGGTGTGTCATAAACATTGTCTTACCAACACCAGTACCTGCAAGACAGATATTCAAAGTCTTACTTGGTATACCGCCTCTTGTTATCTTATTAAAATAGTCTAAGTCTAATTCAAGTCTTTCTTCTTTTGTCCTATAGAAATCGAATCTTTCTTTTGATTCTTCTAAATAATCATGCCCTACTTTTTGGTCAAACGATACCGCCAAAGCATTCGATAACATTTCTGGCAAATATTCTGGAGTATGTTGTTTATCTTTACCATCAATAATCTGAATACCTCCTAATATAGCATTATGTATCGCACGGTCTTTACAAAACTTTTCTGTTGTTTCAACTAACCAATTTAAATCTACTTTAGTAGGATCTAATGATGATATAATATCTGTAATCTTTTTGTATTCATCTTCATTAACAGTTTTGTTAGAGTTGATTTCAATAGATAAAGATTCTTTTGTCGGAAGATTATTGTACTTAGAAACAAACTTTTCAATTTCATTGAATAAAATCTGCTCATGTCTATCTGAAAAATATTCAGGTTTTAGAAAAGGTAAAACCTTTCTTGTATATTCTTCATTATGAATTAAATTTTTAAGTGCTGTAGTTTCAATTCTTTCCATAGTTATTCTATTGGTTCCAATTCTAGTTGCATTTTTTCAGACTCAGATTGCTTTTGTTGTTTCATTTGCTCATCTAATAATACAACTAATATATCACCTAGATGATCTATGAAGTCTTGACTATCGGTGTCTGCCATGATATTATTTTCAATAACAGTATAATCAAACTGCATGGGCAAAGCACCTTCTGGTGTCTTTTTAGATTCATCAGCAAATCCTACATTACCATATTTGTAAACTATACTTGCATACGGTCCACTAATGAGTTTAAGTGCTGTAAAGTCCTCTCCAGGTTTCTCTACAAACACATAGTCCTCTCGGTGTTTAGGATTCGTTGTCTGGTGTATCGCTGTTGGCGGTGTTAATGTCAATTACATCTCCATATTTAAATTCTTTTGCACAAACTTGATCTAACTGTTCTAATATTTCTGGTGTGTAATACTTTGTTGGATCATTGTTAATAGTTTTACCAAAGGTTTTAGAACCGTCTGGTAGTTCAATTCGTGTAGAAACTTGTTTAAATATATTGTGTTTCAATGCTAAATCTAGCAGACCATAGTATCTATCTAAACCTTTATCATAGGTTAATCTAACATCCACAACTTTATTCTCTTTTGTCAATCGAGATTTGTAATTTTTACAATGAATGATATTGCCAATAATTTCTGTACCATCTTTTTCTTTTCTTTTAGAGAGATAGACAATGGAACTAGCCGCATATTTGAGACCAGAACCACCGCCCATTTCTTTTTGAGGGAACATACTACCAACAACATCGTAGGTGTGGTTAGTGATAATAAGAGGAACTTTTGCTTTTCCTAATTTAAGTGTCAATACTCTAAAGGCAGCTTTTACAATTTGTGCCCTTGTCATATCTTTTGTTTCTTTACCTGCTTGTGTGTCTTCCATTTCTTTAGTAGTTGATAACATACCTAAAGAGTCTAATACAAGTAATAATGGTTTTCTTTCAGAAGCATCTTGACCAGTATATTTGTCTAATACTGTAATCGCCTGATGTCTAAATTCTTGGACAGTAGTTACAGGCATGATAACCATTCTACTACTATCAATATCTCTATCTTCAATAATCTCTTTTGTTATTGCAGATTCACTTTCAAAGAATATAATACCACCATCTGGATTTTGATCTAAGAAGTTTTTACACATACCTAATACAAAGAAAGTTTTACCTGTCGCACTTTCACCCGCAATCGCAGTTATCTTATTAGATGGTAGACCTCGATGAATACTACCACCGAGTAGAGCATTGAATATATATGAACCTGTATCTATAAATGAATCAACATCACCTGTTGAACCATCCGCTACTAGACTTGCATATTCATTACCTGTTTCTTTAATTATATCTTTCAAAAAATCACTCATATTATTCCTCAATTCAAATTACTATTATACAATATTTATACGCCATTGTCAAGCAAAAAATTCATCTAAAGTTGCTTTTCTAGAATATCTAAACAAGTCTAAATCTTTGTCGCCGAAGCACCAGACATTCTCGATAAACATTTTATTCATATTCTCATCTAGTTTCTCTTTACTAAAGTTACCATCTTCATCTTTGAATACTGCCTTACCTTGTGGGCGTTGCATAATTCTCATACCGATTTGACCTAAGAATTTATCTTTCAGATGATTTACTAATTCATCGCCAGAACGATATCTTGTACCTTTGATTTTAGGATCCATAATATTACAGAACATAAATCTAGATACTTTCATACTTTTTTCTGCAACTGGTAAATAGAAATCATCACGCCATTTCTCATACTCATTGAACTTAAACCAAGATTGATTTTCTTCTAACTCACCACCTTTGTTATATTCTTCGGTAGAGAAGTAAGGCGGACTTGTAAATGCAACATCTATTGCTGGTAGTTTATCATAAGGTATATCCTCTGCACCACAATTCCATATCTGAACTTTCTTAGGTTTAGGTAATAGTTTATTATAAGTAGAAATCTGTTCTTGATATCTTTGATATGTATTTGGATTAGGATCACAACCATAGTATTCTTCAGCATCGCTGGCAAAGAAACCTGCAAGTCTATCACCCCAACCACAACTTGTATCGAGAACTCTTTTAGCGTCTGTAATA